TGGAAAGTGAGGTACTAATGACACAACTAAATGAAGAACACTTTGAACTACACGACCAGAACAAAGCTGAAAGATATGAAAGACAAAAGATTAAATTTCTAGAGGACAGAATAAAAGTTCTAGAGAGTGCAATAGAAAGCCATGCTAAAATTTTGGCAAGGTTTCAAATGACCGAGGGAGAACAATCATGAGTGAACATGTCTGGTGCCATGGACCAAGTTGCCATTTATCTCATACTCAAGATAGGATAAGAGGTGTCAAGGGCTCTAAAGTTTTAAGAACTCGTAAGGTACAATTTAATCCACAGTATTTAAATATGTATTCTTATTTTTGTAGTAATGGTTGTTACAATGACTTTGCCAATAAACATATAGAACGAGTCATTGCCATTGAACCAAGGACCGAGGCTCTCGAAACACCGATAGATGTAGTCAAGGAACAAAGGACCGATTACTATAATAATCAATATACACATACCAAGATAATAGCAGTTGACAACAATGGTGGATAGTATAGGATTACTATATTAACAAACATACAGGAGATAACATGGACACAATGATTAAAGCAACTAACCCTTACTCGAACCAATCAACGATGTTAACACCAGAGGAACACAAGTTATACATTGAGATCAAGACAGCAGAGTTTGACGAGGACTACAGCACAATGCAAAAGAAGTTGTCTAAGTTCAGTAGACTTAATGCAAGTGCATTCATGGTACTACTAGACTAACCGAGTTACATACATGTGTGACCCTGTAGGGTCACACTCACCCAATACACGCACAGGTTGTGCGCTCGCGCCCGCTCGCTACCGCTCGCGTTTTTTTTTTTACTTTACACAGCATAAATACATAATCAATAGAGGTACCAGACGCGATCCGAAAAATCGCGCGCGCTCAGTAATCGATCCCCTTTAAATAAAAAGGGGTCCCACTACTTCAGGTTGTATTGCTTGATTTAGACAGTTAATGGGTGTATAAAACTTCTTCACCTTAAAAAGTGCAAAAAAAATTATAAAAATTTTAAAATGGATTTAAATAACTTAGATATAAGCCAATTACCATCTGATGTTAGAAAAGAATTTAAACAATTAAGATTACTTCACACCGAAAAAAAGATTCAAAACAAGGCTAGAGAGGATTTTATGTCCTTTGTTAAGTGCGTATGGCCCGAGTTCATTGAAGGTGCGCACCATAGAGTAATTGCTAAAAAATTTAATGATCTTGCAACTGGTAAAATTAATAGATTAATCGTGAACATGCCTCCTAGGCACACAAAATCTGAATTTGCATCTTACCTGCTTCCAGCGTGGATGGTGGGCCGTAATCCTAAACTCAAGATCATTCAAGCAACCCACACAGGTGAACTAGCTGTAAGATTTGGTCGTAAAGCAAAGACCTTGATTGATAGTGAAGAATATTCTAAAATATTTGAAACAAGTTTAAGAGAAGACAGTCAAGCCGCTGGGAGGTGGGAAACAGCACAAGGCGGCGAGTATTTTGCTGCGGGTGTCGGCGGTGCAATCACTGGACGGGGTGCTGACTTATTAATCATTGATGATCCTCACTCAGAGCAAGATGCGATGTCAGCAAGTGCATTTGACAATGCTTATGAATGGTACACCTCTGGTCCACGTCAAAGGATGCAGCCAGGTGGAAAAATTGTTTTAGTTATGACTCGATGGTCAAAGAAGGATTTAACAGGAATTTTATTAAATAACCAAGGTAAGATTAAAGGAGATCAGTGGGACGTGGTCCAGTTTCCGGCAATCTTGGACCACGGACCAAAGGAAGGAAAGCCCGTTTGGCCTGAATATTGGAAAATAGATGAGTTGGAGAAGGTTAAAGCAACCCTTCCGGTTGGAAAATGGAACGCGCAGTGGATGCAAAAGCCAACTTCTGAAGAAGGAGCGATTATAAAACGGGAATGGTGGCGAAAATGGGATCGAGACACGTTACCAGACATAAGTTATGTTATTCAAAGCTATGATACTGCTTTTTTAAAAAAAGAAACTGCCGATTTTAGTGCAATTACCACTTGGGGAGTATTTTATCCTGAAATTGATGGTCCCGCTAATTTAATTTTAATGGATTGTCTAAAAGATCGATTTGAATTTCCAGAATTGCGTCGAGCAGCTCTTGAGCAATATAAATATTGGAATCCTGACATGGTGGTCATCGAACAAAAAGCGTCTGGAACCCCTTTGACCCATGAATTTCGTCAAATGGATATTCCAGTTATGCCCTTTACTCCAAGCCGAGGAAATGATAAACATGTAAGAATAAATTCATGTGCACCTCTTTTTGAAGCGGGTTTAATCTGGGCGCCAGATATGCGTTTTGCAGAAGAAGTGGTTGAAGAATGCGCGGCATTCCCACATGGAGATCATGATGACTTAGTTGATTCTATGACTATGGCTGTTATGCGATTTAGACAGGGAGGTTTTATAACTCACCCGGAAGATTATGTAATTGAAACACAACCGCCTAGAAAAAGAGAGTATTATTAAGTATGAAAAAAGCCATCGATTTTATTCTTGCCGTAGCAAGGAAAATTCTCTCTATGAGAGGTAAAGGTATTGCGTCTATTGCTAATAGAAGTGATGCTGAAGCTAAAGCTGGAGAAATTGCAGCAATTTTTCAACAATCCGGTTTACCTATGAATAGATTAGATGAATTTATTAAAAGTGAAAAAGATGTTACAAAATATTTAAACATAATTGAAGGATCAGCAAAATCTAAAGTAAAACAATCAATACAACCTAAACCTTTAATGAAATCTCAAAACCCAGCAGCTGTTTTTGATTTAAAAGGCAATAGAATTAAGAACACAGATAATATTATGGGTGGGAAAGAAATCGACTTAGGAAAGATTGATCTTCCAGAAATACCTAAACCTAGTGTAGTAAAAGAAACAGACGCACAAATTAAAGCACGTCTAGAAGCGGGCAATAAAAAGTCCCTTTCAAACATGAGATATGAAAAAGCGGTTAAAGCAGAAGAAGCAAAAGCTGCAGCGGATGAAGATTACATTATGAAAGTTCTTGATCCTGAAGATTTCTCTGATGGCGGACGTGCAGGACTCTACCAAGGAGGCCAAGCACAAATAGAACCTGATCTATCAAACATCGGCCATGGTTCGGATGCCCTGATGGCAAGAAATAGATTATTAACTCCAGGATCACAAGCAACGACTTCTACAGGCTTAAATTATTTATTAGGTGAAGATAATGATACAACACGAGTGCCATACAACGAAGGTTTAAAAGTAGAAGGACCTGATCCAAGAGTTTTAGAATTAATGTTAAATGAAAAAATGTCCTACCCAGAGGCGTTAAAAGAAATTGAAAACCGTATGAAACAACAGCCTTATATAGATGAACGATACAACATGGGACCCGGACCAATTTTAGAAGCAGCAGAAGGCGGTCGTATTGGTTACAACGAAGGCAACATGGTCTTACCAAAACCTAAACCTAAAAATTTTTCAAGAACATTAGATATGTTAAATACTAAAGCTGCAGCAAATACATTAGATACAAAAACGTATGCTAACTTAGTAGGCGAGTTTGCTAAAAAAGCTTTTGACAATGGTGAATTGTCAGAAGTTGAATACATGAGAATTATTAAACCACTGTTTGGGGAAGTTGGAGAAATGGTTACGAACCAAATACAAGATGATCAAAATTATTTAGAAAAATATGCAGGAGGCGGGGTAGCAGGATTATTGGGAGAGGGTCCAAGATCCATGGACCGTGAACCACGGACCAATTACAAAGAAGCAGGTGTTGTAGATAAAATTGGAGGAATGGTAAATTATAAGAATGTACCTCACTATCTTGCTAAACCTTTAAAAGGAGTAACTAACATCGCTGAATGGGTGGGTAGACTTCCGTTCGCAGCAACTGAGTTAGCTTCCGATATGATCAAGAAACCTTTATTTAAAGCAGGAGATGAAATACCAGGACTACCTGGAGTAGGTGCAAAATTTGTTGGGGGTGAAATGTTTGAAAAATTTGGTAACAGTTTGGAAACCGGTGCATTAGCGGAAAAAATTGGGTTAACTGCTTTAGCAGATAAAACTGGAAAAAATTTAACAGATGAAGCAAGAACTGTTGGAGACCTCTTAGAATCATTGGGAGAGTTTGCTAATGTAGGCGGAATCTTTGCTGCTGGAAAAAAGTTATTTAAAGGAGGAGATTCATTAAAGAAGTTAAGTCAGTCAATGGGTAAAGTAAAAGATAATAAGACTTTAGAAAAATTAGTTGATGAAACTTTAACTGCTCGAGGAGAAGGTAGAAGAGATTTTAATAAGTTAGTAGCTTCAGGAGGTTTAATGGTTGCCTTACAATCAATTGGACTTGGAGGAATTAAAGCTGCTAAAACAAAATCAGCTCCGGATGCAGTTTTTACATTAAAAACTCTTGTCAATGATTCTGACGAGATGACAGAGAATGGTTTGATGGCAATAGGCCGTCAGAGTTCAAGTATCGATGTAAGTGGTTTAACCGATGCAGTTAAAAAATCTTTAGCAGTTATTATGAAAAATAGTCGAAATCAATTTGGTGAAAAAGTATTAAAAAATAAAGTTAAAGGTAAAGGTGGTAAATTTACCGATGATTATGAAGATGTTTCTACTGAGGAAGCAGCTTATATAATGGAAGAATTACAAAAACGTGGACATAACGTAAAATTAGAACATTATGATAATATGGGAGGTCAAGGGGTGGATGACCTATTAAATAAATTTAAAAACAATGATGGAATATATTATGGAAAGGATAATTATGATAAATTTTCAAAGAAAGTTGCCAAAATGACAGACAAAGAAAAGCTTGCTTATCATTCGTCCATCACAGATGACTCTGGTAATTATTATGATGAGTTCGTAGAAGAATTATTAGATATGAATTTTAAGAATAATCCTAAATAATGAAAATTAAAGAATATAAACAAATGATGGCTTACTTAACAAAGCCACGAACCCCTGAAAATTTAACACTTGTAAAAAATATGAAACATGTTAAATGGAAAGAGATCCCTCCTTTAAAAGGACCCAATTCTCAAGGGTTGATTAAAGAGAAGAAACAAGATAAACCAATACAGGATAAAAAATATGGCAGATATAGATAAGGCGCTCCCTAATACATTAGTACCTAACGAACTTTCAGAAGAAGTTAATGTTGAGGAAATTGAAGACACAGGACAGGGGCCAGTAGAAATTACAGATGAAGAAGATGGTGGAGCAACGATCGACTTTGATCCAAATGCAGTTCAAATGCCAGATTCAGGAGATCCGTTTGCAAATTTAAATGATCTTCTTCCAGAAGATACTACTGATCTTATTGGTAGTGAATTACAAAGTGATTATGCAGAATATAAAACCTCTCGTGCAGATTGGGAAAGAACTTACATTACTGGATTAGATTTATTAGGATTTAAATACGATAATAGAACAGAACCTTTCCAAGGAGCAAGTGGTGCAACTCACCCTGTTCTTGCAGAAGCGGTTACACAATTTCAAGCATTAGCTTATAAAGAATTACTACCTTCAGATGGACCGGTTAGAACAATGGTCATGGGTTCAGCAACCCCTCCAAAAGAAGCACAAGCTCAAAGAGTTAAAGATTTCATGAACTATCAATTGATGGATCAAATGAAAGAATATGAACCTGAGTTTGACCAAATGTTATTCTATCTTCCTTTAGCAGGATCTACATTTAAAAAAGTTTATTATGATGATTTGCTTGGAAGAGCCGTATCTAAATTTATTCCAGCAGATGATTTAGTAGTCCCTTATACAGCGACTTCATTAGATGATGCGGAAGCAGTTATTCATGTTATTAAAATATCTGAAAATGATTTAAGAAAACAACAAGTAGCTGGATTCTATTCTGATATAGAATTATCAAAACCACAAGATTCAAATTCTAATGAATTAAAAGAAAAAGAGAGAGAAATAGAAGGAGTTACAAAATCAAATAAAACAGAATCAATGTACACTTTAATCGAGTGTCATGTTAATTTAGATTTAGAAGGTTTTGAAGACGTGGGGCCCGATGGTGAGCCTACTGGAATAAAACTACCTTACATTGTAACAATCGAAGAAAGTAGTAGAAAAGTTTTATCAATTAGAAGAAACTTTAAACCTGAAGATCCTAAGAAAAATAAAATTCAATATTTTGTTCATTTTAAATTTTTACCAGGATTAGGTTTTTATGGTTTAGGATTAATTCATATGATTGGTGGATTAAGCAGAACTGCAACTGCAGCGCTTCGTCAGTTATTAGATGCAGGAACGTTATCAAATTTACCAGCAGGATTTAAACAAAGAGGTGTCAGAGTTCAAGATGACGCTACAGCGATTCAACCCGGAGAATTTAAAGATGTAGATACTCCAGGCGGTAATCTAAAAGATGCTTTCGTATTCTTACCCTACAAAGAACCTTCACAGACTTTATTGTCATTGATGGGTATTGTAGTTCAAGCAGGACAAAGATTCGCATCAATTGCTGACATGCAAGTTGGTGATGGGAACCAACAAGCAGCTGTTGGTACAACTGTAGCTCTTTTAGAACGTGGTTCAAGAGTGATGTCAGCAATCCATAAAAGGTTGTACGCTTCACTTAAGAATGAATTTAAATTACTTTCAAATATCTTTAAAACTTATTTACCTCCTGAATATCCTTATGATGTTCCAGGGGCATCGAGAAATGTTAAAGTTACAGATTTTGATGACAAGGTAGATATTCTACCGGTAGCAGATCCTAACATATTCTCAATGAGTCAAAGAATATCAATGGCACAAACACAATTACAATTAGCTCAAACGAATCCACAAATGCATAATATGTATATGGCTTATAGAAATATGTATTCAGCGATTGGTGTAAAGGATATAGATTCAATCTTACCTGCGCCACCACAAAATCAACCGAAAGATCCGGCGTTAGAACATATTGATGCAATGGGAGCAAAACCTTTTCAAGCGTTTCCAGGTCAAGATCACAGAGCACACGTTACAGCACACTTAAGTTTTATGGCTTCTAATTTTGTTAGAAATAATCCAAGTATCACTGCCGCGTTAGAGAAAAACATTTTAGAACACATTTCAATCATGGCCCAGGAGCAAGTACAACTAGAGTTCCCACAAGAAATGCAAATGTTACCACAAATGCAACAAGCGGCTGTTCAGAATCCTCAAGCTCAACAACAGATGCAACAAATCTCACAAAAGATTGAAGCAAGAAAAGCTATTCTAATTGCTGAGATGACTGAAGACTTTATGAAGGAAGAAAAATCTATCACTGATCAATTCGATCATGATCCATTATTAAAACTTAAAGAAAGAGAAGTTGATCTTAAAG